TTTACCTCACACAGTATCAAGCAAAGAATATGTTGCTTGTGCTTACACTCAAAAAGTAGTTAAGTTTGCAAAGATGATGACTGATCGCGGTCATACAGTCATTCATTACGGTCATGAAGATTCTGATTTGCAATGCACAGAACATGTGCCAGTAACTACAAACAAAGATCTTGAGATTGCATATGGTTCACATGACTGGCGTAAAAACTTCTTCAAGTTTGATACTAATGATCATGCATACCGAGAATTCTATAAGAATGCTATTCGTGAAGTAGGTAAACGTAAACAAGCTAATGACTTCATCTTACCATTCTGGGGATCAGGTACTCGACCAGTATGTGATGCACATCCAGACTTAATCGTTGTTGAACCAGGTATCGGATACGCTGGTGGTCATTGGGCAAAATACAAGATATTTGAATCATATGCTATCATGCATGCATACTATGGCCTTGAGGCTGTTGGTATGTGTAAGAACAATTTCTATGATGTTGTTATCCCTAACTATTTTGATGTTGATGACTTCACATATGCTCCTGAAACTAAAGAAGACTATTGCCTATTCTTAGGCCGAGTCTATGAAGGTAAAGGTATTCACGTGGCTATTCAAGCTACTGAACGTGCTGGCATGAAACTTAAAGTTGCTGGTCAAAACAACCTTGAAGCATGTGGATACAAAGAGATACCCCCACATGTTGAGTTCATTGGGTATGCAGATGTAGAGAAACGCAGAGAACTCATGTCAAAGGCTAAAGTATCATTTGTTGCTTCAATGTACGTTGAGCCATTTGGTGGAGTACAGATCGAGAACCTATTCTCTGGTACACCTACTATTACAACTGATTGGGGTTCATTCACAGAAAATAATATCCACGGTGTTACAGGCTATCGTTGCCGTACTATGGAAGAGTTTGTATGGGCATTAAAGAACATCGATCGTATCAACCCACAAGATTGCCGTGATTGGGCATTAAGAAACTTTGCACTTGAAAAAGTAGCTGGTATGTATGAAGAATACTTCCAAGCGGTACTTAATATCCATGGCGGAGCTGGTTGGTATCAAGAGAATCCAGGCCGTAATAATATGGACTATGCTATTAAGCATTATCCAGGTCGTCCAGATCCTATTGATTACAATGTTGTAGATAATGAAGAACGACCAATGGCAAAGAGTATTGCCAAATGGGTAAAGGACAGTATTAAACCTAAAAATGTACTTGATATTGGATGCGGTCCAGGAACTTATGTTGAAGAATTAATAGCTGAAGGAGTTGATGCATTTGGTATTGATATTGATGATCGAGTAGAAGGTAAAGATTATCTTGCCAAAGAAAGCATCTTTGATACTAAACGAACTGCTGATACTGTTATGACATTTGAGGTATTAGAACATATTGATCCAGCTTACGCAGATCAAGAAGTAGATGCTCTATATAATGCTATTGAATCAGGTGGAACATTAATATTTACTGCAGCTCAACCTGGTCAAGGTGGTATTGGTCATATTAACTGCCGTAAGAAAGATTATTGGGGTAAGAAATTTGTTGCCAAAGGACTTATTTTTGATGAAGACTTAACAGCAGATATTACTAAAGCTCTTCTTGAAAATAGATATAAACAACAGAATTATATGGGTTGGTTTATTAATAACGTAATGGTGTTTAAGAAATCTTAAGGAGTATTAGATGGCAGATCAAAGCGATTTTCATCCAGGTCTAATTGCAAAGATAGAAGAAAAATTACCAGTTCTTCCTGAAGAATTATTATTAGGTCTATCTATTGGTGATAGACTAATAATGGCTCTTGAAGGTTGGCATATAATGCAAGGTATTATTCAAGACCAACAGAAAAAGATTGATGGAGCAGTAAAAGATCTTGAATATACATTGAATCTACTTAATGTGGCTGAATCAAATCTTGGTCGAGAACATGCTGAATTAAAAAATATTATTGGAATATGGTTACAATACTATAAAGATCTAACAAAGAAGATTCAGGATATTGAAAATAATGTATAATTCTTCATTAAAATACAAGATCATTTCATTTAATGAAACTACTGGTCAGATTATAGTTGAACCTGAAAATATGAGTCCGTTAGCGGTAGATTTGCCTATTGAAAATGGTAAGTATATAGAAGGACTACAATTAGATACTTATATTAGAGGAATTATTCCATCGAATGTTTCTAATAGAAAAGAAATTGTAGCTGGTGTTACCAATAAAGAATCAATAGCAGTTTTAGTAACTCAACATAAACCTTCTAGAGATGAAATTTTAGATATTATTAGACGTAGAAGAAACATATTACTCTATAATACTGATTGGACTCAAACAGTACCAGACTATCATATTAGCGATGAATTAAAAGAAGCTATGAGAGTTTATAGACAAGAATTAAGAGACGTGACTAAACAAGAAGATTTAGAAAATATAAAATGGCCTAAAAATCCTTATCCTGGTAATATTGAGAGAGTCTAATGGCATTTGCTAAATATGAAGTAAAAAAATCTGGTATACAATTCTATTCATGCAATCAAACAAATAGACTATTTGAGGCAGATGGAAGTCCATTAATAACTCGGTGGGGTAGTATTGAATCTGATAAAGGTTATGAAACTCAAAAGGGTGTTAGAAAAAAATCTAATTCACCATCGAATCTTAGAATTATTCTAGGGCATGCCTGTAACTATGATTGCAGTTACTGCATGCAAAAAGACATTGGTAATCCTAATGAGAGACCACAAAACAAATCTCTTGACACATTCATTAATACAATAAGTGATACATTAGATTTAAGTAATCTTCATCATGTTCAGTTGTGGGGAGGAGAACCATTTTTGTATTGGAACGATATGGTTGCATTAATGAAGTTCTTTGATAAGCCTGGAATGACATTTCTTATCTCTACTAATGGTTCAACATTTATGGATAAACATATTGAGTTCTTTAATACTCTTCAAGGAACTGTTAGATTAAGTATTAGTCATGATGGCCCTGCTCAAAAAGAACAGCGTGGAGAAGAGATATTTGATAAAGAACGAGTTCAAAGAGTTATTAAGAAGATTGATGAATCATATCCAAAGGTTGAGTATTTCTTTCATTCTGTTTTAACTAATAAAAACTTTGATATGTTTAAGATCAATGATTTCTTTGCTAATGTTATTAAAACATTAGATTTACATAATGCTCATATAAGTTGCAATATTGCTAGAACTTATCAGGAACATGTGGAAATAGACCATCATTATAGTTTTAGCGATGAGATGGTTATATCAGGAAAAAATCTTCAAAAATTTCAGAAGATGTTAAATAAATTTTATAAGTTACAAACAAATCAATATAAAGAACATATTGATAAGCTTCAAAAGAATGAAGATAGTTATTACGGTTGCAGAATGTCATTAATACCACATGATATGTTTTTTGGTAGTAGTTTAGGATCTAGTGTTTTAGGATATATTGATAAAACTGTTAAAGGAAAACCAATTATTCAATCCACAACATGTGGGGCAGATTCTGATCAGGTTATATCTATAGATCTTGAAGGTAATATAAGAACATGCCCTCATGCTTCAGGTGACAGACACTCTTATGGACATGTAAATCAGCTTAAAGGAATTAGAATATTAAGTTTGAACCTGTCACGCAAAAATGATCATTGTGAAAAATGTCCAAATTTAAAATTATGTAAAGGTAGTTGTCCGTTAGATCTACCGGATCAGTCATTTAATACAAATTGCGCTATAGAAAAGATTTGGTACCATGAGTTACAGAAAGCAGCATTTAGTCTGATGTTCAATGGAGAAGTAGAATTACTTACTGATCTATATAGCGGTGGAATCTCGGACATGAGACTTTTTTAACATATAAATAAAACATGAAATTTAAAATAGGGAGTAGTAAATGAAATTTAGGAAATTAGCTGTAGGTCTATCTATGATTTTTGCTTCTAATCTGCATGCAGAAGCTTTATATCTGGACTCTGTAACAGTTTCAGCAACAAGAGAAATTCAAAAGCTTTCTGAATCTCCAAACTCAATCACTCAAGTAACTGAAGAAGACTTCATTCAAAATAAACCTCAGATGCTATCTGAGATAGGTCGAAGAATGCCCGGAGTTTATTTCCAACCTACAGCAGGCCTATCAAATTTCACATCTATTCGTATGCCTAATGTTAATAGTCCAGTGTATCTCTATACTGAAGATGGTATACCTATCAGATCTGCTGGTTTCTATAATGCAGCAAATCAGATCGATTTAGATATTCCTCACTATTCAGGTTTAGATATCATCAAGGGACCAGCTTCTGCTCTATACGGATCTGAAGCAATTGGAGCTGTTTTAAACTTTAAGACTCGTCAATCTCCATCAAGCACTGAGTTTGATGTAACACAAGAAGCAGGTTCATTCGGTTGGAAACGATTCCTAGGAACTGGCGGTACAGGTGGTTCTGATTGGGGTATTAGAGCAAACGTAAATCTTACTAGTTTTGACGGATACAGGGACGACCATGGTGTAGATGCTAAAAACTTCTCAGTTCGTCTTGACAAAGGTTTAGGTAATGACGCAACATTAAAGACTTACATCGCTTATACTAAGATAGAACAAAATGGTTCATCTGGTATGGATAGAATTAATCAATATGACTATATCAATAATCCAAAAGTAAACTATGTTCCTATCGCTCGTAAGAATCAAGAAGCTTTAAGAATGCATGCTGCTTATGAACAAGAAATAGGTAAATCATTATTAAGTATTACTCCATACTTTAGATATAATAGTATCAATCAAATTCCAAATTTTGGTTCTTTAACATCTCTAATTAATAGTAAAGAACAAAACTATTCATTTGGCGTTCAATCTAAATTACGTCGTGATTTTGATACAATGAAGTCTAGAGTTATCGTTGGTTTAGATATCGACAGAAGTCCTGGTAAGTGGTATGAAGATGCTTTAACCACAACTTACAGAACTTTAGATTCTGGAGCAAAACAATACTATGCGTATACTGTTAATGCTAATCCTAACTATAACTATGATGTAGTTTATAGTAGTGTATCACCTTATGCTCAAACTGAATTTAATCCAATTAGTAAAATTCCACTTAGAATTACAGCAGGTGTAAGATATGATTGGATGCAATATCAATATGACAATAACCTATCAGTTAAAGATACTGGTTGTGCTAATACTAACGGTAACAAGTGCCGCCCAGGAGATCAGAATTTAAGTTGGGATAATGTAAGTACTAAGATCGGTGCTGTTTATGATGTTAATCAGAATCATAATGTGTATGCAAACTATGCTGAAGGATTTAGAGCACCAAAACATACAGATCTTTTCCAACAAGGTGGTAACGCATCATCAACTAATCTTAAACCTACTGAATCAGTTCAGAAAGAAGTTGGTATAAGAGGTAAGTTGTTTGACAGAGTAAACTATTCAACGGCTTTATTTACTATTGATCGTGAGAATGATACTCTTGCTTATAGAGGAGCTGATAATGCGGTAGTTACTTCAAGTAATGGTAAGACATCTCATAAAGGTATTGAGATCGGTCTTTCAACTAACATAACAGATACTTTCAGTGTTATTGGTAATTACTCATATACAAAACATAAGTATGAGGAATGGGTAGCTTCAGCAACATCAGGTTCTATTGATTACTCTGGTAAAAACTTTGAGCAAACACCAAAAGAACTAGCCAATTTAATCTTAGATTATAAACCACATTGGTTAAACGGTGGTAGAGCAGATCTAGAGTTTGTTCATGTTGGAGATATCTGGATGGACCAAGCTAATACTCAGTTAAACTCTGGATTTAATATCGTTAATTTAAGAGCAAATTACTTTGTTAATAAATCAATTGAAGTTCATACAAGAGTATTGAATCTAACAGATAAGAAATACTCTAATAATCCTACATATCTACCAGCTGGAAATGAGTTTACTCCTGCTGATCCTAGATCTGTATTTGTTGGTGTATCATATCACTTTAAATAATATTATAACTACTTGAATGGATATATTATGAATGAGTTTATATTAAATTTTCAAAACGTACTAACTCCCATGAATCTGCTAGTCTGCTTTATGGGAGCAGTATACGGTACTGCAATAGGTATATTACCTGGAATGTCTTCAGCTGCAGCACTTGCAGTTCTTCTACCATTTTTAATTACATCAGTTCCATTAGAACAAGCATTGCTATTCTGTGGTGTTGTCACATATGCAACTCAGTATGGAGGATCTACAGGGGCAATCTTATTTAATATGCCCGGAGAACCGCCAAGTGCTATCACAACTCTTGATGGACATCCGATGATATACAAAGGTAAAGCAAAAACTGCGATATTTACCGCGGCATTTGCATCCTTTATTGGTGGTTTAATAGCAACTGCATTTATTGTACTTACAGCGAGTACGATTATATCTGGTACTATTAAACTAACTCCTATTCAATTTTTATCATTCATATTCCTATCAGTAGGATTAATTGTATTAATGTCTGGTAAAGGTAACTATATTAGATCAGCATTAATGATTATGTTGGGATATCTAATAGGAGTATTAAGTAAGAATCCAGGTTTTGTTGATTTATTTCATTTAAGTGGAATGAAATATGATAATATTATTTTAATTATCATGACTATATGTGTATTCTCTTTAACAGACGTTGTACAATATTATATAAATCCTACTAAAGATTTAAACAAAGCAGATATTCCTCCAAACACAGAATCAGTTACTTTATCTGATGCAAAGAAAACTGTATTTCCTTCAATTAGAGGAGGTTTTTTAGGACTACTTCTTATTATTCCAGGATTAAGTTATGGCGTTCTTGCTGTTATAGCTTATAATATTGAAAAACTAATATCTAAAACAAAAGACTTATTTGGAACCGGGCATATCCCAGGAATAGCAGCACCTGAGGCTGTAAATAATTCAGGAGCTCAGACAGCATCGTTTACAACTCTTCTATTTGGTATACCGATGGGTCCTAATAGTACCATAATTATAGCTTTATTGACAGCAAAAGGTATTGAGCTATCTGGCGGTAACTTCCCAGTAGAGTACTCAGGTATATTTTGGACTATATTAGGAGCTACTGTAATAGCCAATATTATATTGCTTATATTAAACTGGCCACTTTCTTATGTATGGGTAAAATTACTGTATCTTAAAAGAAATATATTAAATGCTATTATTCTAGGTGTTTGTTCTCTCAGTCTAATATTTTCGTTAACGCATTTGATTCAGTATCTGATTGTTTTATCAATAGTATCTTTAGTATTACTGCTTAGAAAGCTTAATTTCAAAGTGATCTATATGTACATAGGATTCATTCTTTTCATACCTATCCAAACGTATTTGTCTAAGCTTTAACTATTATAAATAGATAATAGGATAAATTAGGAATTACTATGGCCGTTACTAGTAGAGCAACACTCACAGAATACGCTTTAAGAGCGCTTGGCGAGCCAGTAGTTGAAATTAACGTTGATGATTCTCAATTAGAGGAACGTATTGACGAAGCACTTGACTATTGGAATCAGTATCACTTTGATGGGGCAGAACGCATGTACCTCAAACAAAAGATATCTGCGTCAACAATAGCAATCACAACAGCTACTTCAGCAAACTTTCCAGTTGGCAGCAAGATTACAGGTAACACTTCAGGTGCTACTGCAACTGTATGTACTGAAATGGGCAGAGAAGCAAATTCTAGTATTATAGTAGTAAAAGATGTGACTACTACTGGCGATACTAATGCTCAACATGCATTTAATGCTACAACGGTGGCAACATTTATAGTTGGTGAGACAATCACGAGTGATGATGGTACTACTGCAGTTATTGCTGCAGGTGGAGTAACATTAGGTACATATGACCTTCGTTATATCCCATTACCAGATTACATCTATGGCGTAACCCGAGTTATTCCATTCATGGCAGCATCAAGCTCAAAGAACTTATTTGACTTACAATACCAATTAAGACTTAATGACTTATATGACTTGACTTCAACGTCAATCATTTATTATAAGACAGTTATGAGTCATATCTCACTACTTAACTTAGAACTAAATGGTTATCCTTTATATAGATTTAATCGTATGATGGGTAGATTGAGTTTAGACGTAAGTTGGAATACTGCATTTGTAATTGGTGACTTCATTATGATTGAATGTTACAGAGCTTTAGATCCAGCTGTATTCACAAAAGTATGGAATGAACCATGGTTCCGTAAGTATGTAACTGCATTATTCAAGCGCCAATGGGCAACAAACATCAAGAAATTCCAAGGAATCCAGCTACCAGGTGGTGTAACTATCGATGGGGACAAGTTATACCTAGAAGCTATCACAGAAATTAAAGAATTAGAAAATGAGATGTTGAACAAATCAGCACCTCTTGAATTCTTCCTAGGATAATATGGCAAGAAGCGTTTACTTTACTAACGGAGTTAGATCCGAGCAACTTACCTATGAGGATATCATAGTTGAGTCAATTGGTATCTACGGTCAAGATTTCTATTATATACCTAGAACATTAGTAGGTAAAGATGAGATCTTAGGTGAAGATCGTTTATCACAATTCAAATCAGCTTATGGTATCGAGATGTATCTTGAGAGTCATGATGGATTTGAAGGTCAAGGCGCATTCATTCAAAAATTTGGTTTAATGATGGAACAATCAGCTACTCTTACTGTAGCTAGAAGAAAATGGGAACAACTTGTTGGACAACATGGTAAATCTATTTTACCTAATCGACCAGCCGAAGGAGATCTCTTATATTTTCCGTTAACTGGCGGTTTATTTGAAATTAAATTTGTCAAACATCAAGATCCATTCTATCAAGTTGGTAAACTATTTGTTTATAAATTACAAGTTGAACTCTTCCAATATGCATCTGAAAAGATCGATACTGGAATTGCATCAATTGATGTATTTGAAACTCTCAAATCGTTTGATGATGCAATAGTTCCTAATGGCACCGTGACTGAGATTAAAATTACAAACAAAGGGGCTGGTTATGCCACTGCCCCTACAGTTGTATTAGGCGAAAATTGGGTTGCTACTACAGCAATTGCAGTTGGAGATCAAGTATGTTTTGGCGGTAGAAGATATATTTGTACTATTGCTGGAACTACATCAAGCACTGGTCCTACTCATATATCATCTGTTTCTACTAATGGAACGGCCTCATTACAATTCTTTGGCTATAGAGCTACGGCAACTGCATACTTAGGTAATGGATTAACTGCCAATGAGGTAGTTAAAATATCAGTTACTGCTGCTGGATCAGGTTATACAAAAGCTCCTATTGTTTATTTAAGTGGTGGTGGCGGTTCAAACGCTGCTGCAACTGCTATTATTGCAAACACAGATACTCCTGATTCATATGGAGATAATAATAAATTTAAAGAAGAAGCTGAAGGAATTGTCTTTCACGAAGATAATCCATTTGGTGAATTATCTACTTATCACAGGACTCCATAATGTTAAACGGTCAAACCTATTATCATGGAGCTATAAGAAAAACGATTGTTGCATTTGGTCGTTTATTCTCTGATATTAAGATTGCTCGACAAGGTACTGACGGAGCAGTTGCTCAAACAGTTTCAGTTCCACTTGCTTATGCGCCAAAAGAAAAATGGTTAGTTCGTATTGATTCTGATCCTAATCTAACAAATAATACATATACAACATTACCAAGATTATCATTTGAAATTGTTGGCTATTCATATGATGCTGAAAGAAAAGCTAATAAGATGCAGAAGATTGTCTGTAAGGATACCACATCAACTGGTAATCCTACTGCCAGATCAGTATTCTCTCCAGCTCCATACAATATTAGTATGAATCTGTATGTGTTAACTAAAACACAAGAAGATGCAATGCAAATTGTTGAGCAAATTCTACCTATATTTAATCCACAATATACCTTATCTATTAATGCTTTACCAGATTTAGAAATTGTTCAAGATGTTCCAGTGATACTTAATAGTGTCACAGTTGAAGATAACTATGATGGAGCATTTACTGAAAGACGATTTGTAGTTCATACCCTTAACTTTACATTGAAGACAAATATATTTGGTCCAGTATCAGAAAATGGAGTTATCCTTACTTCAATGGCTAATCTATCGGATCCTGGTAGAAAATATACTGCTGTAGGAACATCTCCAACAGCTCCAGTTACTGAAAACTGGGAAGCTCAGTTTTAATCATGTCAAAAGTATATAATGCAAATCAACAGTTAAAAGCAGCAGGAGTAAAGATTCCGTTTACTGAAGAACAAGTAACGGAATGGATGAAATGTAAAGAAGATCCAATTTACTTTATTAATAATTACTGTAAGATTATATCTCTAGATCATGGTCTTGTACCATTTAAACTTTATGAGTGTCAACGTGAAAAGGTAAAGATAATACATGAAAACAGAAAAGTTATCCTTATGGAAGGTCGTCAACAAGGTAAGACGACTACTAGCGCAGCCTATATCTTATGGTATACGCTATTTCAAGATTCGAAAACAGTCGCGATCCTGGCTAACAAAGCAACCGCCGCCCGTGAGGTCTTATATAGGTATCAATTAATGTATGAGAACCTCCCATTATGGTTACAGCAAGGTGTAACCACATGGAATAAGGGTGATATAGAACTAGAGAATAATAGTAAAGTATTTACAGCAGCAACTACATCTTCTGGTATCCGCGGTAAATCAGTCAATATGTTATATGTTGATGAAACTGCGATCATTCCAAATAATGTGGCAGAAGACTTCTTCACCTCAGTTTATCCTACGATTTCTGCCGGTGAAACAACAAAGATCTTACTATCATCGACTCCATTAGGTTATAATCACTTCTGGAAGTTTTGGAATGATGCTGAAAACAAAAGAAATGACTTTGTGCCTTTATTCATACCATATAGTAGAATACCTGGTAGAGATGAAAAATGGGCTGAAGAACAGAAAAGGCAACTTGGAGAACTTAAGTTTAATCAAGAGGTTCTTTGTACATTCTTAGGTTCTAGTTTAACTTTAATTAGAGCTGATGTTATTGGTAGAATGTCTCCTGATAGAATCATATATAGTAAAGATGGTCTTGATGTATATGAAACACCGCAAAAAGCTCATAATTATGTATTAGTTGCTGATACCTCAGATGGGGTTGGTCAAGATTATTCATCATTTGTTATAATTGATATTACTGAAATGCCATATAAACAGGTTGCCAAGTATAGGAATAATACTATAAGTCCTATGCTATATCCAACAGTCATTCATAAGATAGCAACAGAATATAATAAAGCATACGTTTTAATTGAAATCAATAAGATTGAGCAAGTAGCTTATATCTTATACTCTGAAATGGAATACGATAATATACTATTTGTCAATAGAGGTTCACAAGGACAAGTAGTTTCAGGTGGCTTTGGAGGAGGTAAATCTCATCTAGGAGTCTATACTGATAAGAAAGTAAAAAGAATTGGTTGTAATAATTTCAAATCAATGATAGAAGAGAATAAGCTTCTAATAAGAGATGCTGATACCATTGCTGAGATTTCAACCTTTATCGAAAACAAAGGTTCATATGCTGCCGATGAAGGATATCATGATGATTTAGTGATGCCATTAGTACTATTTAGCTGGTTAACTACTAACCCATACTTTAAAGAGCTTAATGATGTTAATATACGAGAATTAATGTATGAGCATCAAATGAAGGCTATTGAAGATGAGTTAACCCCATTTGGGTTCGTTGATGACGGTAGACATTCTGATGCTGAAGACGTTCTATTGAATTTTTAGAAAGTATAAATAAAAGTATAGAGGTGACTCTAGCTATATTATAAAAATCATAATTTAAGGAGAATCAAAAAAATGCCGTTCCAATTATCTCCAGGAGTTGCGGTAGTCGAGAAAGACTTTTCAGCGTTAGTTCCAGCAGTATCAAGTTCTGCAGGCGCTTTTGCTGGTGTATTTGCATGGGGTCCCGTTTTAGATCCTGTTACAATTTCATCTGAAGCTGTGTTAGTACAACGATTTGGTAAACCAGACGATTCAACAGCACAATCATTTTTCACTGCAGCAAACTTCCTTTCATATACAAATAATCTATTAACTGTTCGTGTAAATACAGCTGGTAATAGAAATTCAGTTGTTACACAAACTGGTTCAGTTACTAGTTTTACATCTTTAGTTGGCGGTGACTCATACGCGTCTGCTCCTAGTGTTACTATTGCTGCACCAAACGTTACTGGTGGAGTACAAGCAACTGCTCATGCAGTTTTAACTAGTGGTTCAGTTACATCTATTGTTATTGATGAACCAGGTACAGGTTATACATCTGCTCCTACAGTAACTATTGCTACTGGCCCAGGTACAGATGCTACAGCTACAGCGGTTATTACAACTGGCGGCGTTAAAATCAATAACTTTGATTCATATACTAGTTCTTATGCTACTGGTCAAGGTGTAGTTGGTGAATGGGCTGCTAAATACCCAGGCGCATTAGGTAACTCATTAAAAGTTTCTATGGCTGATTCACAAACATATACAGGTTGGGCTTATGAGACTGAATTTGATTCAGTTCCTGGCACATCTGCTTATGCAGCAAGTGTTAATGGTTCAAATGACGAATTACATGTAGTTGTTGTTGACGAAGATGGTTTATGGTCAGGTACTCCAGGTACAGTGTTGGAAAAATTTGCTTTTGTTTCTAAAGCTTCTGATGCTAAAAAATCTGATGGTACAAATAACTATTATAAAGATGTAGTTAATGGTCAATCTAAATATATTTGGTGGATGGATCATACCACAACAGTTGCTACATCAGTTGCTGGTACAGGTACTTCTGGTCAAGCATGGGGTTTAACTGCTGCACGAGGATTTAAAGATCTTTCAGCTGTAGTTACAAAATCATTATCAGGCGGTGTTGATGATTTCTCAGCAACAGATGGTAACTTAATGGATGGTTTTGCATTATTTGCTAATGCTGAACTTTATGATGTATCATTAATTCCTTTAGGTAAAGCTTCATCTACAGTAGCTGAATACGTTATTAATAACGTAGCAGAAGTAAGATTAGATTGTGTAGCATTTATTTCTCCAGAAGATGATGCAACTGGCGATATTGTTATTGGTTCTGCTTCTCAAAATATTGGTTCTTTAGTTGCTTATAGAAATGCATTGCCAAGTACATCTTATGCTGTATTAGATTCAGGTTACAAATATCAGTATGACCGTTATAACGACAAATACAGATGGGTACCATTAAATGGTGACGTTGCTGGTCTTTGCGCTCGTACAGACTATACAAACGATCCATGGTGGAGTCCAGGCGGTTTAAATCGTGGTCAAGTTAAGAATGTTGTTAAGCTTGCTGTTAATCCAGGCAAAACTGAAAGAGATACATTATACAAAGCAGGTGTTAACCCAGTTGTTAATTTCCCTGGCCAAGGTACAGTTCTCTTTGGTGATAAGACGCTTCTTGCTAAACCAAGTGCATTTGATCGTATCAACGTACGTCGTTTATTCATCGTGCTTGAAAAAGCTATTGCTACAGCGGCTAAATATCAATTATTTGAATTCAACGACAGTTTCACAAGAGCTCAGTTTACTAACTTAGTAACTCCGTTCTTAAGAGATGTTCAAGGTCGACGTGGTTTAACAGACTTCCGTGTTAATTGTGATGATACAAACAACACAGGCGAAGTTATTGACCGCAATGAATTTGTTGCCGATATCTATATTAAACCTAATCGTTCTATCAACTACATTACATTGAATTTTATTGCAGCTCGTAGCTCAGTATCATTTGATGAAATTGGTGGATAGCATATAAATAATAAAGAGGAAAAATAAAGGATAAAATATGGCAAATATTAGCGATTTTAAAGCCCAACTGATCGGTGGCGGAGCACGTCCTAATCAGTTTCAAGTTGAATTAACATTCCCTGCATATGTTACAGGCGGTCCAGCTGTTGGATTACAATCTCAATTCTTATGTAAAGCTGCTCAATTACCAGCTTCTAACGTAGAGAATATGGGTATCCAATATCGTGGTCGTCAAGTAAACTTTGCTGGCGAAAGATCATTCCAACCATGGACAGTTTCTATCTATAATGATACAACATTTGCAATTAGAAATGCTATGGAAGTATGGTCTGACGGTATTCAAAATCATAGTCAAACTAATGGTAGAACAAATCCACGTGATTACCAAGTTGATTTACGCGTTCATCAATTAGATCGTAACGGTGCTATCGTTAAGAGCTATAAATTCCATGACGCTTATCCAACAACTATTGGTCCTATTGCAGTTGACTACGAAAATGCTAACCAAATGGAATTATTTGACGTTGAATTTACATACAACTATTGGACATCTTCTACATCTACCCAAGGTTCTAACTTTGGTGTAAGCGTAGCAGTTAATACTCCAGTAGGTACATTCCCAATACCAGTTTAATCTGGTAGTTGGGTTTAATATTATAAGGGTTATATTATGGAAATTTTTGGTTTCGAGATAGCAAGAAAGAAGAATCAGACACAGCGGAGGCAGGGAACTGAGGTAGTAACACCTGCTTCTGATGATGGTTCAACAGTAATATCTACACTTGGAGCTGCCGCTGCCTACTACGGTATGACAGTAGACCTTGAAGGTGTTATTAAGAATGAAAATGATTTAATTAGACGATATAGAGAAGTATCTCAATATGGTGATTGCGATAATGCTGTTGAGGATATCATCAATGAAGCTATTGTTGCAAATAATGACGAGCAGCCGGTTGAAGTTGTATTAGATGATATTAAGTTATCTAGTTCAATTAAAGATAAGATTACTGAAGAGTTTAAGGAAATCCTTAAGCTTTACAAGTTTAATCATAGAGGACATGATATCTTCCGTTCATGGTATGTGGATGGTAGATTATATTATCATATCCTAATTGATAATGAAAATATTAAGAATGGTATTCAAGAACTACGTTATATTGATCCACGTAAGATCAGACGTATTAAGAATATCAAAAAGGGCAAGAACGATAAAGGTATTGAAGTTGTTACCAATATAGAAGAATTCTATCTATATAACGATAAAGGTATCAATGAGAATACAAGTCAAGGTGTTAAGCTTTCTCTTGACTCAGTTATCTATGCTCCATCTGGATTAATTGATGCAAACTCTAACTCAATGTTAGGTTACTTGCATAAAGCAATTAAACCAGTCAATCAGTTAAAGATGATCGAAGATGCTTTAGTTATCTACAGAGTATCAAGAGCACCTGAACGAAGAATTTTTTACATTGATGTAGGTAATTTGCCTAAGCTTAAAGCTGAGCAATACGTTAATGATATCATGAACAAGTATAGAAATAAGGTTGTCTATGATGCCAATACTGGCGAAATACGAGATGACCGTAAACATCTATCAATGATGGAAGATTTTTGGATGCCACGAAGAGAAGGTGGCAAGGGTACAGAGATTACAACCCTTTCAGGCGGTCAGACTTTAGGTCAAATCGAAGATATCCAATATTTCCAAAATAAATTGTATCAATGCTTGAACGTTCCAGTCTCAAGAATGAGACCAGATCAAAGTTTTAGTCTTGGTAAAACTAATGAGATTACTCGTGATGAAGTTAAGTTTAATAAGTTTATTGAACGCCTTCGTCGTAAATTCTCAGCGCTATTTGCTGAGGCTTTAAGAGTCCAGTTAATTGCTAAACAAATTATTCGTCCTGATGAATGGGATGCTATTGCACAAGATTTAAGATTTGACTTCCAAGAAGATAACCACTTTGCGGAATTAAAAGAATCTGAAGTGCTTGCACAAAGATTAGATACATTACAAAGAATACAACCATATGTAGGAGTATACTACAGTATGGAGTATATAAAGAGATTTGTTCTTAAACAATCTGAAGAAGATATTAAAGAGATTGAAAAGAATATTAAGCAAGAACAAGCAGAGATACAAGCGGCTCAGCAAATATTAGGTATATTGCCTATGCCTACTGAACCAGTACCTGCTGATACAGTACAACCTAAAGGAGAAAGTAAATGACTCAAGGCGTAAATGATTTAATCAATGCTATCGTTGAAGGCGATGCAACAAAGATTGACGCAGCTTTTAATTCAGAAATGGCAATACGTATTTCTGATAAACTAGAAGATATGAGAGTATCTGTTGGTCAATCAATGTTTGCTACTGAACAAGTAGAAGAGCAAACTGAAGAAGTTGCTGAAGAACAAACTGAAGAAACTACAGAAGAAATTGCTGTAGAAGAAACAGTAGAGGCACAAGCTGAATAATGTTTAATCCACTTAGCAATATGAATGTATCAACTCTTGGCTTAGATGCTGATTTATTAGAAGCAGTTAAGAAGATTAAAGAGAATGACCCGTATAATCCTTCTGGATCAGGTCCGGCTCGTTTACCTTCTGAACCTTCTGCATCAGGCCAAAAAATGAATATTGCTGATGATAAAAAACATGGTAAAGGTTGTACATGTAATGAGTGTTCTATGACTCCTGGATATGTTAAAACAAATCGTACTTACGAAGAAAAGAAATAATGTATTATAACCAGTTTATCCGATCATTGACTGGTAGCAATGCTATTAATCATATTAGATCCTTTGGTCATCTCATTGAGAAGACTGAAGATGGTATTCTTATTGACGGAGAAACAACAAGTTTTAAAGAATTAGAGGAAGCAAGACAACACATTAAGACACAATACGATACAAAAACTTTAGAAGAACAAATTAAGACAGAACTATACGACGAGATATCAGATAATAAGATAGCAAATATAATTAAAGAACATCACGATACAAGAGTTACAGATACTTTAATAGAGTCATATATAGAACTTGCTTCCTCTAAACTTTTTACTGTAGATCCTGTTGTACAAGAAATTAGAAGCCTCAATAAATTTGATAAACTTATTGAAGGCAAAATCGATTATAAACTAGAAGATGGTACTATAATCGCAATTAATGAAGATACACAAAACAAATTAAAAGATTTATTTAGCAATCAACAAGAAATCATTGAGCACATGAGACAAAGTAAAGATAACTTTATCAGTGTACTCAAACAAATCGGAGATTAAAGATGGCCTTAGCAGTTTATATCGTAAAGAATACAAATAAAGAGACTGTAATTTCATGTAGTGGAG